TTACATTCTTTATCTCTGCCTACAACGTATCAAACTCTATCTCAACCCACGAATTGTTACAGTTCCTGATGTTGAAAGAGAAATTCGCAATCTTTGCCTACCTTCTGGTATCGATCCTCAGCTTGTTGCCTTCTTGGTAAACAAGTTCTCGGGACGAAAGCGAGACTCGGATACTTTAACTACCCTCGTACGTGTAGCCACGGAATGGTGTAAAACCAATCGTCGTTCGTGGTCAGATTTAGCCATTGCCCATCAAGTTACCCACGCTCGTAACGCCACCCTGCATTATATTAGTGCCGATATTTCATTCGCTGAGATGTTGGATAATGATACTATGTGGAACGGTCTTCAACGCGTCAACTCCATTGCAAGTGGTCAAATCTCCAGGTATCGTAAGCTCGATCCTGGCTGATCAGGACCGGTCGCTGTAGGTGGTGTCTGTTGTGGTGAAACAAAGGATTTTAAGCTAGATGTAGGCTGTAAAATCTCGCGTTTCCCCGACCCCTATATCGACCGTCACAACAAGTTGCTCGTTAGAGTAGCTAATATTGAACAACAGCAATTTTATCAACCCTCTTTTCATTACGATTGCTCCGAGAACCAGGTTAGGTCCCTGGTTGGACGTGTTGCAGGCATCGTACCTCATCCAACACCTCGAGGATTGGCACTCCTCAAACAAAATGTGAGCTGCATCACACAAGCCATGCCAAAGACGGCTCAAGAACCCCTTGAACTCATGCCTCAACGTTACTCTGGTGGTAAGCGTAGGAGATATGAGCAAGCGATTCAAGACCTTTACATACAAGGCAGATTTAAAAGTGATTCCTTCATCAAGATGTTTATCAAAGCAGAGCGTTTTAACGCACATGCTAAGGTAAACCCAGACCCGAGAGCTATTCAATTTCGCGGCGCTAAATATTGCGTGCAAATTGCTAGTTATCTACATCCAATGGAACACGCCCTCTACAACTTAGCCATTGCATCCTCCGGGGTTCCCCATTCGCGAAATATCGCCAAAGGATTGAACTCTGTGCAGCGTGCAAACCTCTTAGTACACAAATCTGCTCACTTTCGCCGTCCAGTATTTCTTGGCCTCGATGCCAGTCGGTTTGATAAACATGT